TACTTCTTTTAGCCAATAACCATCTTCACCAAAACAATGTAACAATCTTGATTGGTTTTGAACATGTTATTAATATGAAAAAAATATTACAAAAATATTGTAGTTTATGAAAAACTACCCCCACAATATTTTTGTTTTATTTATTTGTTTCAGTAAATATATTAATATAATAAAATTAACAATATAAAATTGTAATTCATAAGATAAAAAATTTTTTTATTTAATCATTTTAATAAAATGATTAATTTACCTTTAGAACTTGTAAACAAAATTCTTTATGAATTTGATGGATTGTGTCATAAAAATTCTCAACTTATAAAGTTACAAAAAACAAAATTAGAAAAAAAAATTTTTTATTCTGAAGATAAAAATTTTTCTACAAATTATTTTTTAAAAAAAAAATTAAAAATAATTTGTAAAGAAATAAAAAAAAAGATTTATTAATTTTTTTCAAATTGTAGACATGATTCTATTACTTCTCTAAATCCAATATAACTTTCAATTCTTCCATAAGAAAAGAAACCAGATTGTTTATTTATTTGATCAACAGTTTTTTCAGGTAAATATATATAACCAGTTAACTGTAAGGAGATAATAAGAATGGTATCTATTTTTACCAAATCATTTATATTTAATTTTTGAAATATTAATTTTCCGTTTGAATCAATTAAATTTTTATTTTCAATCCAATATACGATAGATTTATTAATAAAAGAAAATAACAAAATTTTTATTTTATTTCCATCCCATTCATCAAAACATGTAAAAAAAATTTTATTTACTCCAGAATATTCACCAAAATTTGTCAATATATATTCTTTAGTATTAACCATATCTGAATTTATTTAATATTTATTAAATAAATCAATTTTTAATTAAAAATTTTATCTCTGTCAATACGATTCTCAAGAAATTTTCTACCCCACTCATAATGTGTGTTCCAATAAATTTCAGAAAACCAATTATTTAATTTTTTGTAAGCAATTTTTTTTGTTATATTTTCAAATTTAATACCTAACTGAATAACTTCTTCTAGAGTAACTATTTCAAAACAATTTATTTTGTCTGGTTTCATATTCCAAAATCCAGAAATATTACTTAAATATTGTTTTGTTTTATTTGAAAAATTATATTCATGATTTTTATAATATTTTAAACAAATACCGCAAACTCGATCGCATAATAATACAGAATGAAAATTATAATTTTCATCTTCTACATATTTTTTAAATTCATGTAGTTGTTCTTTTTTGTAACTTAATTTATAACATTCAATATACATTTTTAAAAAATCTTGGATACAATGACCGTCCCATTGTTCAAAACAAGTTAGGAGAGAAATATTTAAACCCGTATAATCACCAAATTTTGATTTAATATAATCTTTTGTTGTTATCATATTATTTTAACTTATTAGTTAATTAAAATAATATTTATTCAATTTTGTATCAAAGAAAAGTCAAGTTTGTCTTTACCTCTCTGTTTTTTCTCTCTTCTCTCTCTTCTTTTCCTATTCTTTTCCATCTCTATTATACGATAAGGTGGTTTATGAATGTCTGAATCTTTTTCTAAATTATCTTCATGAGTTTTCTTTTCTTTATTAAAAACCTTTTTTGATAATTTATTTGGATCTAAACAACTATTATAATCGTGATATTTTTCATAAGATCGTCTTATTATTTTTTGTTTACAATTGAAAAAACGAGTTCTTTGAACTCCTTCCCTCCTATCAAAATCACGATCCATAGTTAATTTATTAATTTATAAATTTATAAAATAAATCAATTTTATTTATAAAAGTTATTTACAACATTATAAACTTCCATAAAAGTTACTTTACTACTTAGTTCATATAAATTATGAGCATCAACATAAGTACATGTACTTCTTAAACCTCCCAGCATATCAAGAACAGTGTTTTCAACTTTACCTTTATAAGGAACTTTTACAGTTTTTCCTTCAGATGATCTATATTTTGCAACACCATTATGATATTTGTTCATAGCAGTATCTGATGACATTCCATAATAAGTTTTGTATTTTTTACCATCTTCTACAATAATTTCACCAGCACATTCATCATGACCAGAAAACATACTTCCAATCATAACATAATCGGCTCCGGCTCCAAAAGCTTTACCTATGTCTCCTGGGCAACAAATTCCTCCGTCACTTATAACCCTTGCCCCAAGTTTTTTTGCCATTTTTGCACATTCTAATACAGCCGATAATTGTGGCATACCAACACCAGTTTGTAATCTTGTTGTACAAACCGAACCAGAACCTATTCCAACTCTTACAATATCTACTTTAGCTTCAGTTATAAGTTCTTCTACCATTTCTTCTGTAACAACACTCCCTGCTGCGATTATCATTTCAGGATAATCTTCTCTTAAATTTTTACAAAAATCTACTAATACTTGCATATATCCATTTGCAACATCTACACAAACTTGTTTTACTTGAATACCATTTATTTTTAAATAATTAATATCTCTTACTAAACTATCATAATCGTCTTTAGATATTCCGGTGCTTAACATAAAAAGATTTGGATCACATTTATAATAAACTAACTGACTAACATCAATATATTTATGAAAACAAGTTATTAATTTATGTTTTGATAATGAATTATACATATCAATTGTAGAAATAGTATCCATATTTGTAGCAATTATTGGAATTCCTTCCCATTTTTTATTTGAATGTTTAAATTTATAATTTGTTAATAAATTTACTTGTTTTCTTGAACATAATGTTGTTTTTTGTGGTCTAATAAGAACATTACTAAAGTCTAATTTCATTTTAAATAAATTTTTATTAAAGTTTAATAAAAATTTATTTAAAATTTTAATACAATTTTTGTTATTATGTTTTATAAAAACCTTATAAAAATTTTATCTTATTATGTATTTGTGAGATATATATTATTTATGTATTTTAATGAAACTAAAATAACAGATTGTATTATTTGGAAAAAATTTTCTAATAATTATGATTTTAATATAAAATTTAAAAATAAAATTTATTATGGAACTGTTAATAAAGTTTGTAATTTTTCTTGGAGAGATGTAGGTTATGATGTCATACCTCCTTTTCCTCCATATTTGTATTACTTAAATAATAAACCTATTTGTAAATATGATGGTAAATTATATTTTTTAAACAACGATGGTAATTGTAATAATAAATTTGGTAATTATAAAGTTTTATTAATCAATAAAAAAATTATAAATTGTTATAATAATTTAGATTATAAAAATATTTTAAAAAATAATTATAAAAATTTTATTAGTGAAGATGAAAAAAAATTATTTTTTAGTGTAACTAATTATTCAATGGATAATTTATTTTATGAGTTGTATAATACAAAAAAAAGTTGTTTATTAAAAAATATTTTAAGTAAAGATAGATTTGTTGATAGTTTTTACAATATAAAAGGGTTACATATTTTTAGAATTATATTAGCTGATAGTATATATCATAAAAGTTTGTTAAAAAAGTTTAATAATAACATTCCAAAAATTTATAAATTATGGAAAAAAAATGGTTTTTTAATTTTAGATTATGAGAAAGAAAAATATTATTTAAAAGAAATATTACAAAATATAAGTTTAAATTTAGAACTACCTCAAACTATGAACTTTATAAAAAAAAGTATGATACATCAAAAAAAAGATCATCAATACGAGTACCATATGGATACATTTCATTCAATTATAAAGATGTGGATTTATGAATCAGATATGAAATTAAAAAACGGGCCGTTATATTTTGTTAAAAGTTCTAATAATAATGATTTTACTAAATTAAAATATTTATTTCATGTAACAAAAAATAATAATTTATATATAATTAGGGAACCATCGATAAGATTAAAAAATAAAGATATTTATAAAAAATCTTTATTTTTACCAATTTTACCTTTAAATAATTCACAAAAAACATTACTAATAGCTGATACATCAGGGTTTCATTGTAGAGGGTATGCTAAAGAAGGAACAGAAAGAAATTATTGGAGACCTGGTTGGGAAAATAATGATGGAGGATTACATAGAATAAATTTTTTTATAAATTAACATATAAAAAGCTATTGCTAAAAAATATTTATAAACTATGTCTATATCAATATCAAAACCTATTAAATCAGAAAGTTTAAACATTTTATATAATATAATTATTAAATGATATTTAATAATTATACATTTTTTTAATATATTAAAATGGAAAACAATATTAGTATACGAAAATCAAATAGTTACACGGATTCTCCAAAAATTTTATCATTATCTTGTGTCATATCGGTAATAATTGGTGTAATAATCTTTGGATATGTTGTAGCTGGAACAAAACATGGTTTTAGAGAAAGTCCAAAAAAAGATGAAAAAGATTTTAGTATATCTTACTCTATAGCTAATGGATTTATACCAGGAACTGTGGTTTTTATTACATTTGCAGGTTTATTTTTATTTAGACTTTTATATATTAGACATAGTAAAAAATTTTATTATTTAAGATATTTATTAATGTTTTTTGCTATTACAATATTGATAAGTTTAATTTGGGTAACACCTTTAAATTATGATAAATCGGATAATTATACTAAAGATGAGGAAAATACTTTAATGAGTGCTCACGCTATTTTAGCTTTCATAGCATTTACTAGTGCCACTATATTTGTTTTGTTAACATATAGAATTTTATATTTAAATTATAAAGATAAAATATTTATTGGTTTAGTTGTTATTAGTATATTATCTTATTTTATATTAGTATCTGCTGCAGTCGTGGCTTTTATGATAGGTAAAAGTCAAAAAGTTATTAGAGAAGGTCAATATGTTTTTGATGCTTTTGAATTAATAAATGCATCATTATTATGTTTAGCTATTTTATTTTATGGATTTTATGGATTAAAAAGTTTAAAAAAAAAATAGTTTAAATGACTAGTCAAGAAGAAATTTTAGAATTTTTTTTTAATATGAGTAAAGAATTATCAAACGAGGGGTACTCTATTTTAAATAACATAAAACATCCTTTTAAAGATTATAAAACTGAAGAAGAACTTATTAAAGAAGAATTAGAAAATAAATTAGAAGAAGAAAATATTAACTATGACAATGATGAAGTTTTATTATAAAATAGTTATAATAAAATTATATATACCGATATAATAAATTAGAAGAAAATTTATTATATATACCGATATAATAAATTAGAAGAAAATTTATTATATATACCGATATAATAAATTTTCTTCTTCAAAATATTTTATTATTTCGTTACAAGTAAATTTTTTATTTTTGTAAATAGTTTTATCAAAAGTTATATTTTTTTTATTTTGGATAAAGTCAAGAATATTTTTTAAATCTTCTTTTTTAAAACTTTCACATTCTTTTCCTAAAAATTGTATTTCAGTAAAATCATCTACTTGTTTTAATATAACATTTTTATGAATTCTAAATTTATTATCTCCCATAATAGTTCCAAAACCAATTGGTGATCTTTTCTGGTTTATTTCTTCTAAAATATTTATCAATCTTTGGGTAAATAATTCTAAAATTACTCTTTTATAATAAATATCACTATTTACAAATTCTTCTTTTTCTTTATCATACATTCTAACAACTTTTTTATTAAGTTTCAATACATTAGAAAAATTTGAAGTTGTTACAAAAGCACCGCCTTCTCCTTCATTATACAAATGACATATAATATCTTCTGTTGTAAAACCAGGATTATCTGGAAGTTTTAAATTTTGTAATGTAGAATATCTATAATATGTTTTTAAAAATGAAATCCAATTAAATGGATTTTTAAATTTATAAATATAAAAATCAAAAATATTTAATATATCTTTATGAAATTTTTCTTTTTTATTTATTAAAAAATATTCTAAAATCAAAATATTCTGTTTTCTATTATTTATTGAATTTTTATAAATACTTTCTTTTATTTCTTTTAAAGATTTATCTTTTAAATATAATTGTATATTTTCTTCTACATTTTCTTTTTTTATAACAGTTATATTAAAAGGTACATCTATAACGTAATCTATATTAACGGTAGCTTTATTACTCGATATTTGTGTATATTCTGAAGGGAAGGCACAATTATTCATAATCTTAATACACATTTTTTTAAATTTATTTGCAAAACATATAACTGGAGGTTCTGATTTTATTCTCATTAAAGCTTTAATTATTATATAAATATTTTCTTCATTTTTTAAAATAATATCTCCAATATCAGAAAATTTATCATTTGTAATATCATATATAATTTTATCATAATATTTATTTATTTGTTCTTCACTATAAAATAAATTATATGTTTTAAAATTCATATAGTTATAATTATTTATATTCTTAATAGGAAAATTTAAATTGTATTTATACATAAAATCTTTAACTTCTATCATGTCTTTGAAATAACCTAAATTAAAATTATCTTTAAAATAATAAGATCCTTTATCTTTTTCTAATAAAGATTTTGTTCCATTTCTTTTCATATTTAAATATGCGTCAAATGCTGATCTTTTTAGTTTCTCCATCATAATTTGGATACTAATGTCTTTTTTCTCTGAATTATAATACATATCAATATCTGATGTTAATACATCTTTATAAACAGCTGCTAATTTATAAATACTAATTTTAATTTTTTTATCAGGATTTACTTTTAATAATCTGTCGTGGGAAGTAGCTCTGATAGCTCTACTAATTGCTTGTAAAGTTCCAGATTCGTTCCAATAAGGTTGTAAAATATAACATCTTAATATAGAATCTAAATTAATACCTTCTCTAGATTTTGGACCTAAAATTATTAATTGTATATATTCTCCGTGAATATTTTTTTCTGAATTAAAAACATCTAAAATTTCTGTTTTACTTTCTAACAAAGCATACCTTTTTCCTTTTTTCTCAACATTTGAACCTTCAAATTTTACAAATCCGAATTTATCTAAAATTTTAGTAATAACCCCTCCATACAAATTAATATAATGTAAATAGCAAAAACTTTTTCCTGGTTTTTCTTTTTTACAAAACGATAATTCTTTTTCTATAAAATAACTAAGTTTACAACTTGTATTTTTCAATGTTTTTAAAAATTCTGTTTTATTTTCTATATCAAACAAAGAATTATCAAATTCTAAATTATCATTGTTTTGGTTTACTATAAAAGATGCTTTTTCTTGATAAGTTCTAAAAAATTTAGAACTTTGTTTTTTATAAATACTGTATTGATAATCAGACATCTGAATTTGGACAACTTTCTGTTTAGTATCTATTTCTTTTTTTTTTAATTTTACTCTTCTTTGTTGAAATTCTTCTATTTTTAATTCTTTTTTACTAAATACACCAACTACAGGTTGTAACATTACATCAACGACTTTTACCGTCATTACAGTTTCCGTATCCTCATAATTTAAAATTAAATTATTGTAATCATAATACATGTTAACTAGATTATATTTATTTTTAATAATTTCAAAATTTATGTAATCTATTGCTTCTTTATAACTATTTATTTTAATTTTATTTACTTTTTTATCATCAATGTATATATCATAATAATTAAAATCTTCTAAAACAATACTATGATTTCTACATTTTTCTATTTTTAATTCTTCTCCTTCATAATATGGAATAATATTTTTTTCTATTTTTTTTACATAAGTTATTTTACCATTTAAAAATGGTTTTAAACTATCATAAGATATTGATGAATAATCTATATTTGTAGGTAATTGTTTATTTTTAGGATTAATTAAATTTAGTACAGGTATTATATCGTTCACATTATTTGTCATAGGTGTAGCAGTAGATATTAAAATTTTAGAGTTTTTAATTATATGGAATAATCTCCATAATTGGTTATAAAAATCTAAATTACTTTTAGAATTTTCTTCATCTGTTGTAATTTTATGAAATTCATCAATTATAAAAAGAATGTTGGAATAATTTTTTTTTAAATATTTATCAGATAATTGACTTAATTCTTTTTCCATACCTTTAAATGTTTTTATAGTATACCATTCATCTAATATTTTATTTCTGTTTGTAACTGAAGTTATATTTTTATATTCTGGTGATTCACCAAGTTTAATTATTTGATTTTTAGTTTGTTTTTCTAATTGTTCTCCTGGAATAATTATATATGTTCTTTTTATTTCATCGCTGTGATTTTTATAATATTCAGCAATTTTTACCATAACACCAGTTTTTCCGGTACCTGTTTCGTTTATATTTAATACTTTATCGTATATTTTCATATATCTTAAAATTATATCTTGATGTGTAAAAGTATCATTCTCCGTACCAACTAAACTACTAAATTCATATCTTTTATTAATGTCATGTTGAATATTAAGTGAATTGTCTGGTAAATAATCTGGAACAAAATCATGTAATTTAAAATTAATAGACATTTTTTTCTTATTAAAACTTTTAAATTTATAAAAAAAATGAACAACAAACTAAATTTATTATTACAATTTATAATTTTTTTTGCAATAGGTGTAGTTACTTATTACACTTTTAAAGGAAATATTATTAGAATAATTATATTTTTATTTTTATTTGAAATTTTATATTATATAATGTATAATAAATTTTGGAGTTTTATACCACGAGTTGTTTTAAATATTGGTTATTTATCAGGGTTTTTTATTTTTTATGGTTTAAAATTATAAATAATAAAAATGTTTATCATTGAAAAAAATTACGTAGTAAAAATAAATTCAGATGATTTACAAAAAACTTTAAAAGAAATTGACGATTGTATATATGATTTTATCATTATACCGCCTATATACCATATCAAAACTTCTTCAGGAAAAAAAATAAATGGTTTTACTTATTTTTTATTCAATAGTGATAAAAATATTTTTTTAAAAAACGGTTACACATTTTATCAAAAAAATCAAAACAACGATATAGTTTCAAAATTAAAATCTTTAAATTTAAATCAATGTCTTTTGTGGTTTTTAATAAATCATAAAAATACTTTAAAAGAAGATTTTGGTAAAATATATAAAATTGTTTCACAAAAATGTAAAAATATGATTAAAAAATATGATTTACAAAATAAAAAATTGAATTATATTATAAAACATCTTTTACCATACAATGAAAAACTTATGATAGAATTTTATGATATACTTTATGATTTGATCGTTATATCTGATGTTATATCAACAAAATATATAAAAATAATTTAATATATGTTATATTAAATTATTTTATTTTTAATATATGTTATATTAAATTATTTTATTTTTAATATATGTTATATTAAATTATTTTATTTTTAATATATTGGTATGTATATTAAAATGAGACCAAACCCTAATGTATCTAAAGGGAACGTTGATTTATACTCTGCATATTCAAGTGTAAATGTCTTTCAAAAACTTTTTTTATTTATGACTTTAATTTTATCTGGATTATTAACTGTATTAATTATATATATAAGTAAAGTACATAATGAAAAAGGAAAAGAGAATCCAGGATGTCCTACCTATTCCTGCAGGGAAAGTACACCAGAATGTAAGTACTCAGCATATTTTTATGATCCTCAACAAGGAAATAAAAAACTTTGTCAAAAAAATTATTATTATGTCAATTAATAATCTTATTATTATGTCAATTAATAATCTTATTATTATTATGTCAATTAATAATCTTATTATTAATTGACATAATCAAATTAATATGAATCTTCTTTATCTGGAAAAGTAATAAATTTACAATTATCATTTTGTAAATCACCACATTCATCAAAATTTTCAATTAATTTTTTATTAAATTTACCATATGAATTTATTGCAGGTGTTGTATAGGTAATTTCACTATAATTTTTTAGATTATGTGTTGTAATTGGTGTAAGCGTTGATACCCCGCATAATAATGAATACTTTTGTTGTATTGGTACATCTGTCTCACCAGTACCAATCCCACTGTTGTTACTATCAGAAGTCGGAGGATTTGCAAACTTACCATTTTGTGGATAATATTCACCTTTAATATTTTTAGGAGTAAAAAAATTACTAACATTTTTGTAATTATTTACATTTAATGTTTGTTTACCATCACCAGATGTTATTAAAGTTTCCATACCAATATTATTTTCTTTATCTACCGTAAGAGAAGGATCAATACAAAAACAAGAATTAGGAGATCCGTTTTCACACCTTTTATTTAAAAGTTTAGTAGAAAGTAAAAGATCAACAGGGTTATAAACATTTTGATCTGTATCAGGACCTGTAGTAGCTAATGATTTTGTTGAACCATACCCAAAAATAGAAAGACCTCCGTAACTTTTACCAGTTAAATAATCATTTCCAGCAATTATTTTTGAAGAACTATAAATATTCATGAAATAAGATGTTCCATTAAAAGTTGGTAAAGTTATCAAAGTACTATCATATAAAGCTGTTAAATTATTATATACATTTTGATTTAAAATATTGTTTATATCTTTTTCTATAGAAATAAAATTATCTACTTTTACCCAATCATTATTATTCTCAAAATGAGGAGTCACACCTTTTTTTACAGAAACACCAACTGTTTGGTTCCAGAAATCCGTTATCCAGGTACTTACACCAGTTATTCCTATTGTTGTAGGGATTTTTTTATTAGTAAAGTAAAAACATACACCTGAATCCAAAAAATTTCCAGAATTTGTAAAAAATGTAGGTTGGTTAAAAACATTTAAATTATAATTTTGATTATATTCATACATACCTAATATAGAAGTTCCGAATTTAAAATATTGCACTCTAGGACAAACTCCATCATTTGATTTTTGATAATAAAACTGAATTAAATGATTTTGATTTGGGTTAGGAGTAGGATCATGATTTGCAGATGTAGGACCTACAGGTTCTCCTGAACAATATAATTGTGGGATACAAAATTGTTTACCCATTTCAAATGTATGATAAGAGTAAACATAATGTAAAATAAACCATGTAATTATTAAAAAAGATATAATAAATAAAGTTAAAATAATTAAGTTATCTCTAGTTTTTAATACCATTTTTTAGGATAATAACTTTTTAATTTTCCATTTTTTTGCTAAGTCTTTTTTATTCAATTCTGTATAAACATCATTTTCGTGCAAATAACAAATAGAAATTTTTACAAAACTGTGAAAAATATTCCATATATCACTTTTTTTTTCATCATCTAATAATTCAACGTCATTTCCATCATTATCTTGATAAGAACTAGACAAAATATTTTTAAATTCGTCTAAATGAGATTTACTTAATTTTTGTAATATAGTTGAATTATTTCCTTCTTTAAAATGATCTATCCCTTTTTCATCACATACATTTAAAAAATTTAATCCAATATCTTTAAAATAATTAATATCCTTTTCGTAAATTTTATCCCAATACTCATTTGTTTTTTTTATAAATTTATTAATTAAAAGATCGCTACTACATGCTTTAATATAAGTTTTCATTAAAAAAAATAAAGTATTTTGATTACTATCTATTATACTATGTTTACAACCTTCATCGTAAATTTCTTGTATTGTATCTATAAGAACTAGTAAATTACTTTTATATCTTTCAGATGATGATGGATTAGTCATTATTTAAAATTGAAATACTTTTAAAACAATTATAAAAATGTTAACATTGAATCAATCAAGAAAAACAGAATTTTTAAATTCTGTAAAAAAAAATAATGAAATAGAAGTAAAATTTTACGATAAAGATATTGAATCAATTAATCTTTTAAAAAAAGTATTATATGAAAAAAATTATGAAAATTTTTCTGAAAAAACATTAGATTATTTATACGAAGACGGAAAAAGAATCACAGTTTACGAAAACGGAGATATTGAAGAAACAACAAAAACTGTAAAATTTAAATATGGTAATATGAATATTAATAATATGAAATATACAATTAGTGAAGAAAAAAAAGAAAAACTATTAACTTTTGATAAAAATTATAAAATAGAAAGAAAAAAAAATCGTATTAGTTATACTAAAGATAATTACAGAATAGATATAACAATTGTTAATGATAGTGAGATTCCAGAAGTAGAACTAGAATTGCTAAAAAGCGAGTTATTAGATTATAAAGAATTTATGGAAAAAATTAAAGAACTTTATATGATTTTGTTACCTTATGAAAAAAAAGTAAAAGTTATAAAACAATTTTTCAATGATAAATTAAAGTTTGATTTGAAAAATGTAGAAAAAGACAAATCTTTAAATGAAAAATATTTTTCTAAAGCTAGAGATATTACCATAAAAGATTTAAATTACGATGGTTTAATTAAAAATAAATATACACTTTCTGTTAAAGCAGATGGAAAAAATAAGTTTTTAATGTATCATGACACCGGAATTTGGTTAGTTTCTCCCCATTCAAAAGAAGATTTTGTAGAATATTTAACTTATCCATCTCAACAAATCACAGAATCTATATTTGTTGGAGAATTATTAATTTCTGAGAATATGAAAAAAGGCAAGGAATTTTCTCACAAATATAAATTTTTACCTTATGATACATTGTTAATTAATGGAAAAAAAGTTTTAAACAAAGATTATTTAACAAGATTTGATAACATAAATTTTATAAAAAACTCTTCTATTTTAAAGGATGGATTTTTATATTTAGAGATAGAAGAGAAAAAAATATTTGATTATTCGGATGTAAAAAGTTTTTATGAAACTACTCAAAAATGTTTTGAAGAAATAACATCATTAGATTATGAAACCGACGGTATAATTTTTACACCAATTAATTCTAATTATATTGCTGAAGGTCAACTTTTACAAAAAAGCGAATGGTTTAAAAATAGAATTTTAAATAAAAATAAAGATGTTTGTAAATGGAAACCAAGAGAAAATATTACTATAGATTATAAAGTTAAATATGATAAAAAAAAATATTATTTATCTGGAGTTGGTAATCATTTGACAAAACATCAAAATAAATCACCTGAACCTTTTACTTTAAATTCACCAAATAATACATTTTTAAAAGATTTTACAGATATTTATTTAAAATTAGATGATTATTATATTAATTTATTATCAAAAGAAGATCAAATCATAGAATTTAAAGTAAATAATTATAATTCGGGTTATGAATTAGAAGCTATTAGAGTAAGAAGTGAGAAATCTTATCCTAATTCTTACTATGTAATTGATAGTTTATGGTATTTAATTAAAGACCCGGTTTTAAAATCCACTTTATTAGGTACAGATACAAAATTAATGAGAAAATTTAATAATAATATCAAAACTAAATTATTAGAAGATATTAATGGTTATGTTTTAGATATCGGTACAGGAAAAGGAGGCGATATATTTAAATATAAAAATGCAAAAAAAGTAATATGCGTTGAACCAAACAAAGAATTTTATTCAGAATTAAATAGAAGATTATTATCTTATAATGATAGTGATAAATTTGTTACAATTAATACAAATGGAGAAGATAAAACTAAAATCACTAAAACTTTAGAAAATGAATTACCTGAAAGCATGGAAAATGAAACTTTATATATTAGTTTTATGATTTCTTTAACATTTTTTTGGAAAGATGAAAAAAATTTATCAGAATTAGCTGATACAATAAATTCTATAACAGAGATTATTAATACAAGAGGTGGTAGTGTATCATTGGTTTTTTTAACTATTTCTGGAAAATATATAACTAAATTGTTTTCTGATTCTAGTTTTGTAGAATTAAATACTATTTTGATTAAAAAATTATCAGAAAATAGTTTAGATATTGAAATAAAAGACAGTGCTACAGTATTACAAAAACAAACAGAATATTTAGTTAATGTCAACGATTTAATGAAATTAATTGGTTTTAAATTATTAATTTTGAATAGACCAAAAACAAAAAATGTTTTAATGTCAGAAAATGAACTAACTTATATTTCTGTTCACCAATTTGGTTTTGCTGTTTATGAAAAAGAACCAACAATTATTCAAGTTAAAAAACCTTTATTTGTAAATGAAAAACAAGCAAAAAAGATTGACGGAAAAATAAAAGCTGCTGGAGATGATGTTTTTGAAAAATTAGAATATATTGGTAGTGATTTTTTTAGAATTTCTACATTAAAAAATAAAAATTTATCTTTACTCCATTCTATTAGTAAATTAACTAGTTCTGAATATAGAGAAGGTGGTCCGATGGAAAGAACAAAATATGTAAAATCATTATTTAAAAAAGTTAAACAAAATTTAGATTTTGATAACATTATTAAATATTTTAAAATTTCTATTTGTGTATATTTTGGAGATAAAGTTATAAAATATTTGTATGAAAATATAAATAATTTTATTTTTTTAAATAAATGTACAGATGATACATATGAACCAATTATAAGAATTATTAATGATGATATACAGTATTATTTTGAGTCTCCCGTAGAATTAAAAACATTAAATTTTCCTAAATTTAAAGAAATATCACTAACTTCTGAAAAAGATAATAATAATATTTATTTTTTATATGCTTTGACTAATACTTTATTAAAACTTCATGCAAAAGTTATTACAAAAGATGCATTAGAAGATTTAGATTTGGATATTGTATATTATAATAAATCTGGTATCAAAAATGGGTTTTATGAAAGTCCTGAAATAAAATATAGTTATAATAATATTTCTACTATTGTTGAAAAATTAGATAATATGCTTTATGATAAATTATTTTTAATTGATAAATTAGCATTAGAACAAAATTATAAAGAAGCTATATCAATGTGTTTTGATACAATAAAATTTTTTAAATCAAAATATTATAGTATTGTTCCGCCAAATATAAAAAAAATTATAGATAAATCTATAGATTTAATTTCAGTTTATGATAAAAAAGTTATAACTTTACCAAAATTAGATTTAGACATCTAATTTTGGTAATTTAGATATTTAAAAATATCCAGGATCAGGATTATTTTTAAGTAATGCTTTTTCATTACTTTTAATTTTCCACCTACCTAGTAATAAAGGTTGTGAAAAAAAAAAACGTTTAAATAATTTTAACATTTTTAAAATTATTTTTTTTTAACATTTTTAAAATTATTTTTTTTTAACATTTTTAAAATTATTTTTTTTTAACATTTTAAACATTACATAAACCTATTATACCACATAATATTCTTTTACCTGCATTACCTGTTTTCAAACTTTCTTGGTGTACTTTTAAATCTTTAATTTTACCGTCCTTATTTAAACCACCTCTACCTAAATCATCAGGTTTGTCATGTATAACTACACTTCTACCAACTATTGAACATTTACCTTTAAGTTTTATATATCTATCATATAAAATCATATTACAATTACCATTCTTGTCAACAACAATATTACCTAAATCACCTATATGTCTGTTATCTTTATTATCTGTGATATTTCCGTGATTTGTATTATATGGATTAAAATGTTCACATAAACTTTTACACCCTTCTCTTAAATCACCGTATTTATGTATATGAAAACCGTGTAATCCAGGTTTTAATTTTTTTAAATTAACTGTTATTTTCATTTTATTTCCAACTGGTGTAAATAAAATATATCCATTATCTGGAAAAACACAAACTGACATTTTTTAATTTAAGAAATTAAAAAATGTTTATTTAAATTTAAGAAATTAAAAAATGTTTATTTAAATTTAAGAAAGTTTAGGGATCTGAATTTTTATTTCTTCTGGAGGGTTAGAACCCAAATAACTTTTTTGAAAATAAAGTGGTCCTATATTTACTTTATCATTTACTTTTTCTTCTTGATACCTAATAGTATTTTTAGTTTCTTTTTCTTTTTTGAAAGTTAAAGTAATCGATTCCATTTTTATATTTATGTAATTATAAAATAATCAATTTTAAAAAAAAAGTATTTAAAAATGGAACATTTATTGTTTTGGGGTTGGATTATTTTTTTAATTGTACTTATGATTGGAAGCGGTGTTGCTTTTGCTTTTTATAAAGAAGAAGGAAATTCTTTTTTTGGATTTTTCCTTGGTGCAGATCAAGAAGCTGATGTAGCAGAAATAATTTTCTTAATTGGTTTAGTTTTACTAGTTATTTCTTTACTAGTATGGGGTTTTTATTTAAGGCCAAAATGGAACAAAATTGTCTCTAATAATTAACATCAAACAGAAGTAAATAAAATTGATTTTATTTAAATGAATTCAAAAAACTTACAACCATGGAGAAATCACCAGAAAAAATCAAAGAATGTAAAGATTTAGAAGATAAAAAGGAAGAAATAGACATGTCCTATGTTGATGATATATCTAAAAAAAACAAATGTCTCGATAAGTATGCTTTTAAAGCTTTGAAACATGGAGGAAAAGTTTTTGGTGGTTATGTAAGAGACAATATATTTTCAATACTACAAAAAAAACCAAAGAATGTAAAGGACATAACATCAAGGTCCTTTACAAAGAATGTAAAGGACCTTGATGTTATGTTTTATGAAGAAGATAAGTTCTATAAATTTATTAAATCTATAGAGGGTAATTTTCATCCTGTAAAGAAGGAAACAAATTACAGTTTACACTGCAACAAAAATAAAATAAAATTTAAAATTAACACAGTTGAAAAATCTATATTATTTGTCTTGATGTTTGAAGAATTAAGACCAAGTAAAAGAATGACGAGATTTTTATTAGAACTTTGTATCGATAAAACCATTCAAACTGAACTTGTATCGTTAGAAACAGTAGAAGAAGATACATATATTATAAAATATAAATACACAAACACAAAAGATCCACAAGAATCGGATATCAATAGACCACTTGTTGTTAAAGTATTTGAGAATTATCCAAATATGGTATGTGTTAAATTTATTCATAAATACGTAAAAGACGCAGTACTTGATATTGTCTTTCAAATGGAAAATCTTCTTCCAATTTTTAATGTCAATAATCTAATGTTGGAAAAAGAAGGAGATGATATACTAAAAAATTCAACGATGAGGTGCGAAGATAAATACACCACCAAAGAAATAATTATAAAAAATATAGAAAATAAGAGATTAGTTCTTCATGGAAGTATATACAAATTAGTATCAGAAATACCAGATTTTTATAATAGAGGTCAATACATAAAGAAAGTCCTAATCCCTTGGTTTGATAGATTAATGTATAGATATTTTATAATGAAAGCAAAGAATTATTTAAAAATACCTCTTATGGAAGATGTTATACATAATAAAATTATAATTACTGAGTTTAAAGGATTAGAATCTATATACTACCATGAATATATCACAGATGATAGTATGAACATGACTATTAAAGAATTTGTTGAACTTCTTCTTTTAGTATAATACCATAAATTAACTAAATTCTTAAATATTTAAGTAAACCCTTTCAAAATGAAAACTATAGTTTTTCATTTTATATTACTAATAAAATGAAAAACTTAGATAAATTTTTTTATGGACTTAGTTATTTTTTTTCTTTATTATTAATTATATTAGGGTTTGTATTTTTATATGCACCAAAATTAGGTGATCATGGAAAATATAAAACTTTTAATAAACTCTCTAAAGTTATCGGTGATACAAAAACTAAAAAACACTGGAGACAAACTGGTTTAAGTATGATTATATTAGGTTTTCCAATATTACTTATTACTATTATTCTTAATATTAAACATGAAGTTGATTATTCTGATTATTTCAAAATAAAACATGATTATATTTGGATTATTTTATGGATTTTGTTTAGTTTATCTGTAGGTATGGTTATCTTAGGATTTTTATTTTTATATTTACCTAGTCTTGGAGATCATGGTAAATATCCAATAGGAAAATTAGAAACAAGTAAAGGTGACACGAAAGGCAAAAGAAGATACAGGAGAGGAGGTATAAGTTTAATTGTTTTTGGTATATTTTTCATAATTATTTTTGGAATATTGTTAATTTATAAACATCACAAATTAAAAGCAAAAAATTATGTTTTATCATCTATTGGTGGTAATAATTTTAACAACTTACAAAATATTTTAAAAGGAAATGGAAATAATGAAGTATTAAAAAATAAAAATGTAAGAAATGAAATACAAAATTATGTAAATAACATAGTAAATAAGTCACTTAAAGGTATTCCAAATTCAACTTTTTTAACAGACAATAGTGAAGGTTATAAAAAATTAATTAATAATAATAAAGGAAGTGTTATTCAAGAAAAACAAAATTTAAATGAGTATTTAGGAAATATTAATAATTAAAAATATTAAAATATAAAATTATATTTTAATATAAAATTATGGAAAAACATCATATTGTTTCAAAATTTTTAATCCCTTTTGCTATAGTATTAGTATTACTTGGAATATTGTTTTTATTTTTAGGAAAAGTTCAAGATCATCCTCATGGAGGATTTACTAAAAAAGGAAATGGAACTAATCAACAATTTACTTACAGAAAATTAGGATTGTCCCTTTGTATCATTGGTGTAGTTTCCTTAATAGGGTTTACAATTCTTTATTTTATTGTATATGAAAAAGATAAATCAGATAATAGAGAATTAGCTGCAGAAAATCTTGGTAAAACAAATCAGGAATTAAATGAAGATCAACAAAAACAAAGTGAAGAAGAAAAATCTGTAGAAACAGGAAAACCCTTGCCTGTTTCTACAGTGGATCAAAAAAATGATGTTCAACCAAAATAAAATAATAAAATTTAAAAAAATAAAAAAAAAATATTTTTTTTTATTAAAATGGCTCCATCTGCTGACCAAAAAAAAGAATTTCCAGTTCTCTCTGTTGTCGGACTCCTCCTCGTACTTGTACTTGTTGCTGCAGGTTTTTGGATTTACGAACTCGTTGAATCAAATAAATTTTTGAAAGACGCTAAAGATGATCTTGGTAGCTTGGGAGGTGATAGGTCGTCGAATGACTTTTATCAATTTGAAAGACACTCACTACAGCAAACTCAATGCTTCCAAGGAGCAGTTGTCGGTCTTCTCTTAATTGTATGCCTTATCTCTGCTCGAGGTCATATCTTCCGACCAATGCACCTTTAAATAAATTAAAATTGATTATTATAATATAATATGATAAATATTATATTATCATGAGTGAATCTAATCAATTCGAAGAACAGATTATAACAGGTCAAACTCTTTATGATTATATTTCTTTTGCAATTTCATATTATTATATTCAGAGTCATATTAATAAATCGGATGAAATACAATTTTTAACTAGTTGTAGATTATCTTCACATGATTTTATTTCAGATACAGACGAATTACATACATGTTTATCCGTTTTACCACAAGTTATAAAATTAACTTATAAAGAAAAACAATTTAAATTTAGTATTACACAAGATAAAATTACTAAATTTAGATTTAAAGAATCTACTTTTATTAATATTATAAGTATTTTTTTTGATGATTACAACATTTATAAAGAACTTTTAAAAAAATTTAAAAATATCTTTAATGAAAAAATAGGTCATAAAAAAAAACACAAAACAAAATTAAATGTTCAGATTCCAGATCAAGGTCACTGGGATTATTCTGGATTAATAAATAAAAGAGATTTAAAAACTGTATGTGTAGATGAAAAAATAAAAACTAGTATGAAAATTTCTATAGAAACTTTTTTAAAACCTGAAACAGAACAACGTTATGCTGATTTAGGTAAAAGATATTCCCTTGGATTTCTCTTACAAGGTCCTCCGGGAACTGGAAAAACAAGTTTAATCCATGCTCTTGCAAGTCATTTTAATCGTGATATTTGTTTAATGAACCAAGATAAAGGTATGTCTGATAGTCGTTTTACTACTTTGTTTAAAAGGGTTGGTAAAGAAGATATTTTAGTTATTGAGGATATTGACGGTTTACTTAAAAATTCTTTATCTGAAGAGTCTGATGGAAGTAATATCTCGTTGAGTTCAATATTACAATGTTTAGACGGATTTGGTAGTACCCATGGTTTGATTTATTTTATTACAACGAATAATCTTAAACAAATTAATCCAAAAGTTATCAGACCTGGTAGGATTGATCATTATATTGAAATAAAAGAATTATCTATTCCATTATGCGAAAAAATGATTTTACAATGGTTTGGTCAACCTGTTCATGAAATAATTTCTTATATAAAAGCACATAAAATTAAAGTTACTGGTGCTTTATTACAATATTATCTTTCAAATTATGATACTTTAGATGCATTGATCGATAATTTAGATAAACTTAAAGAAATAAATGAATTAGTTTATGATTCGCAAGAACAAAATTTATATTTGTAAAATTGATTTATTAATAAATTATTAAATTAAAATTATTTAATAATGGTTGATTGGAGTCTTGGTCCCCCTGAAATATGTGAAAAATGTGATAATATAAAAGTATTGATTAAAATAAATAATAAATGGGAAACTAAATGCAAAGAATGTTTATATAATAGTAATATTTTTTGTATTAAATTTTTGGAATCTTATCTTTTATAATTTTTGGATTTTCTTTTTGTATTTTAATTTTTTGTTCTTCTTTATAATCATAACTACATTTATGATTATTTAAATGTTTTATACAAAAATTTTTTTTACATTTACAATCTAAAATTATATAGTTATTTTTTTTACATTTATAACATTTCATTTTAAATTAAATATATTTATAATATTTAACAATCTGATAAATGAAGTTCTTCTATTGGCGGGTATTCTACAGATTTTCTTGTACTAGGTTGTTGTGGTGCACTTGGAACTGGGGATATATTTTTATATTTATTTTTTATATCATAATAAACTTCAATTATTTTTTTTGGCTCATAATCTCTATAAGGAGCCATATTAAACATTGTATAAAGTTCAAAAGTAGCCAAACAAACATCTAACGAAGGTTCATTTACTTTCCATTCTTTTAATTTTATATGTCTTTCATAATTATTAGGTCTAGGTGGAGCAATAATACTATTACCTGATTTAGTATGATCTTGTAATTCTTTAAGTTTATTAAATTTTAAAATATTTTTTTTATCATCATTTTTAATTTCTTTTGCAGATTTAATTATTTCTAGATCTGTAAAAATATACCCATACTCTTCATATTTTTTTTTTAAATCTATCCAGATTGGGATATTATTAATTGGATATCCAATTTTTAATTTAGATTTTCTAAAGCTCATTTTAATTAAAAAAAGTTTAAACTATTAAAAAAATGGTTGCATATGATAAACATGATTATTTTTATTTAGGTATAATAATTACAGGTAGTTTATTAGCTTTACTAGCTTTATTATTAACCGTTATAAAACCTGATTTTACAAAACAAACCTTTATAGGTAGATTTATAGACTATGGAACGGATAGAGTAAAATCTGCTAGAGAATATATGAGAGTTTTTAAAAATTTAGAAGATGCACGGGAGGAGAATAAAAAATTAAAAGCAGAAATCGCAGGTCATATAAAAGATAAAAATGATTTAAGAAAAATAAATGATTCTTTAAATGATTTCGTTAGTGGTCAATCGAGTGATTATGATCAATTAACGAAATCTTTTAAAGAATCAAAAGATAAAATAAAAGATCTACAATTTGAAAATAAACTTAAAGATATTAAACAAGAAAATTTAAAAAATGATATGAGAAATTTAAATAAAGGAACTGAAATTGTAGATAGTGCTAAAGAACAAATAAATCTCCCTAGTCCATCTTTTCCGCCTCCACCGCCCCCTTCACCACCAGCACCTCCACCTAAAAATCCAGATTATAAATTATCACCATTAAGAATGTTATTTAATTAGAATTGATTTTTATAAATAAAATATATAATAAAATGTCGAGAATATTTGTACTGGAAGACAGAGAGGTTATAGAAAACCAAATAACGGTAGAAGGTAAATTAAGTCAATATGAACCATTTACAAAAGAAGATATTTTTATATCAAATCGTTATGAAACTCCTTTTGAATGTAGAATTGATAATTTAGAAATACCAAGAGAAAGTTTAGTCATAGTTCAAGATAAAGTTAAAAAAGATTTAGAACAATATAGAGAATATGATTATGATTTTTTTATGGGTGGAGTAGCAAAATATGATATAGATGTTATGGAAAAATATATGTATATGTTAATTGATATTACAAAACATATGGTAAAAGCTGGTTATTTTACAGAAGAAAATAGAGAAAAAATTCCAGATTGGATTGTTACATTTCATGAACCTATTCTTAAAATGTTTATAAAATATTGTGGTATTGAAACAAGTTGTGAAGATGTCGATATTACGGATGAGTTTTTAGATAATCCACAATTTAGACAAATGATCACAGAAACTTTGATGAGAATAACTTCAAATTTCTTAGTCAATAATAAAAATATTGAAGGAAAAGATTGGAGAAGCGAAGAAACTTGGAGTGATTTGTAAAATTGATTTTATATAATTATTGTTAATTATATAATCAAAGACAATATAATATTCCATAAATATGGAACCATGTGCATCTGTGTTTTGTAATAAATCAAGTATTTCTACAGGAAGATGTGGAAGATGTAATAAAAAAGGTAATCGTGTACACGCATATTGTTCTAAAAAATGTCAAATAGATTGCTGGGAAGGGAAAAAAGGAAATCTTAAACACAAAGATATGTGTAAATTTTTCAGTTATTTATTAAAAAAATGCATATCATGTAAAACAATTAAACCTATTTCTACTCAAACAAGAGTATGTGATTCATGCCATAGATATATATGTGCTATATGTATTAAAGAAAAAACTTCTTTAAATATATATAATATAAAATGTTCTTGTAATACTTTTATAAATTTAAAAAAAGAGTATTCTATAAAAAATTTAGAAAATCTTTTAAAAAAAAATCATCCTTTTTCACCTTTATTTGAATACAAATTATCCAGATTACTTTATAAACAACAAGTAATTAAATTCTTTGATTGTTTAAAAAATTCTGTAAAAAAAGGTTATGTTCGTGGTTGTTTTGATCTAGGATTGATTTATTATTTTGGTTTTACTGTAGATAAATTAAAAATAAATAAAGATTATGAACTTGCTTATTTTTTTTTTATTAATTCTTTTAAAAAAGGATTTTTAATTAGTAGTTTTTATTTAGGTTTAATGTTCAAAAATATAAAAAAAGATTTTGATACTTCTATCTTTTTTTTTGAAATATGTTTAAAATTTAAGAGTAAAATAGATAAATTAATTGATCCATTTCACGAGTTAGGAATGATATATTTTGAAACGAAAAAATATGAAAAATCTTTTCTTTATTTTCAAACATCTTTTTTAATAAAAAAAAACAAAAATTCTACAGTAAGACTTGTTGAAATGTATAAAAATGGATTGGGTGTTGAAAAAAATATCGAAAAATCTTTAGAATATTTTAACATATCAAAAAATTTTAAAGATATCAAATATCCATACAAAACAAATATTTTATATAACAATGAATTTTAAATCTAAGTATATATATACTAAAATTGATTTTATATAATTATTGTTAATTATATAATCAAAGACAATATGAATCCAGAACCGTGTGCATCTGTATTTTGTGACAAACCTGGTGTTTTCAGATGTCAGGGATGCAATAAAAAGGGTCCTTGTCATGAATTATATTGTTCAAGAGAATGTCAAAAAGACTGTTGGAAAGGGAAAAAAGACAATTTATGTCACAAAAATATTTGTACTTTTTATGGACATTTAATGGAAGGTTGTGATTCTTGTAAAACGAGTCATTGTTTATGTCCAAATACAATTGTTTGTGAGTATTGTCATGCATTTGTATGTTGCAAATGTAAAGAAGGATACAAATCTATAGACAAAAAAAAAATAAGATGTAGTAAATGTAATAAAGATATAAATTTGAAAAAAGTTTATTCTATATCTTATATACAAAAACTTATAAATAATGGTCACCCATTAACACCTTTTTTAGAATTTAAATTATATGTAATATACTATAAAGACAAAAATATAAAATTTTTAAACCATTTACAAAATTCAGTTAATGGAGGATATATTGCTGGTTGTACAGAATTAGGTGTATTTTATTATGAAGGTTTTAATGTAACAGGTAAGATAATTGAAAAGGATTTTAAACTTGCTTATAAATATTTTACAATGGCATTTAAAAAAGGAATTAGAAAAGTTGGTTATTATCTAGGTAAAATTCACAAATATGGACAATATTTAGAAAAAGATTATGATTCTGCAATATATTTTTTTAAAAAATGTTTAAATTCATCTACAAAAAAACAAGATTCATATTATGAATTAGGAATGATATATTATGATTTAAAAGAATACAAATTATCTTTGGATTATTTTAAAGATTCTTCAATTAATTGTGAAAATAAAAAATCTATGTTTAAATTATCTGAAATGTATGAAAAAGGTTTAGGTGTAGAAAAGGATATTAAAAAATCTTTACGATGGTGTAAAAAATCAGGAAACAAACCAAAACCAATAGTTAACGATGTTAAATTATCTGAAAAAGAAGAAGTAGTAAAATTTTTTAATAAAAATAAAGAAATATTGTTAAAACAATATAAAAGCGAACCATCTTATATCCACCTTTTAGTAACTAAAGCTGTAGAATGTGACTCAGAAGCATGTTATAAACTTTGGGTAGAATATTCTTGTGGAGGTATTGTAAAAAAAGATTTAAATATCGCTTTAGGCTGGTGTACATTATCAGCAGATTATGGTAATATAGATGCTATGTATGATTATGGATTATATTGTTATAAAAATAAAGCAATTACTGATAAAGAAATATTTAAATTATTTTTAGATAGTTCTACGTTAGATGATTCTTTATTTATGTTAGGTATTATGAGTTATTATGGGTTTGGAACCATAAGAGATACTAAAAAAGCTTTTGAATATTTTAATCGTTGTGCATTAAATTCTGATGAACAAGCTATGTGTGAAATTGGTTTAATGTATATGAATGGAGAAGGTGTTAGAAAAAATACAAGATTAGCAAAAGAATGGTTAACTAAATCTGCAAAAAAAGGTTGTAAAGATGCACAGTGTTATCTTTCAAGATTTTACTTTAAACAAAACGATGTAAAACTTGGTAAATATTGGTTGAAACAATGTTTTATATAAAATTATTAAATTAATATAATTATAAATTATATTAATTAAAATGGAATTAAAAGGTTATAAAAAATATTTTACAATTAATGATCCATCAATAAATGAGTATATTATTTATATAAAAAAAAATCATATTGTTATTTATAATTTGTCAAATAAAAAAATTAAAGAGTATACTTTTGAAAAAAAATTTATTGTAAATGAGGAAAATAGTCATACATCATTATTATTAAAACTTAGTGATAATAAATATTGTTTAATTGAATCATATGAAGAAGGTTCTGGTATATTTGAATTTACTACAAAAAATGATACTATTAAAAAATTTTATTCTATAAAAGAAAGAACACAAGGTATATGGTCTTATGCTGTTGGAGAAAAATATGTTTATGATCTTACATTCCAAAAATATTTATCAATTAAAGCATTTACTAAACTTTCTATAGATGTTATTAATCACTTATTTTCAAATTTAACATATTTTGAAAAATTTATGATAAATTTGAAAACTCACAAAAAAATTGGAAAAATTAATTTTGATGAATATTTAAAATATAAAAATAAATTTTTTGGTGATGAAAAACCAACTAAAAGAAGATTAGTCAATAAATTTAAGAAAGAATTAGATATAGATTTATATAAAAAGTAAATATTTTAATTAAGTAATATTAATATAATTATAAATTATATTAATTAATTACCTTGAAAAAGTAATAGTATTTTTGAAAATTTTAAGTGTTGGTGTTTTTCGAGATAAAAAAACACTAAGTTCATCCATTTTTGTATTAAATCGACTTAAATAAACACAAAGTTCTGATTGGTTAATATATCTAATTTCTTCAAACATTATATTCATTTCTTTTCTTGGTTTTTTTTCATAATCATCAAATATTTTAACAACTTTATCAATTGATTGTTTAAATAAGGTATTAGTTTTTTGAATTTCTGGTAAAATTTCTAAATTATAACTAATTTTTTTACATATTTCGTGATTTTTTTCAAAAAGTCTAGATAAATCTAAATCACCATTAATATATTGAGCGTTTAATTTTTCTATTTCTGCATCAAAATTTATATTATATCTATCTAATTCTGTATTATCAATATGTCTAGTTAAAGTAAAAAAATTATTAGTAAATGATAATATATTATTAAAAAATGCTACTATTTCTGTATCTTTAAATTTAAATCTTAACTGTCTTTGTTTTTGTAAATAGGGATGAAGTCTCATATTATATCTTTCAATATTATTTTCAGCTAGATATCTAAATAAATCAGGATTATGTGCTCTAGAATCATCTAAAGACATGTTAATAACTTCATGACGAGACCAATCCCAAATAGATTTACAAAAAAAGCACCAAACCATATAGCAACCACTCATTTTTTCACTAACTGCACCACAGTTAGGACATGATTTAGTTCCTTTTTTAACCAATTTTATAGTTTCTAAATCGTCTTTATTACATTCATGATCAGAATTCTTTTCTTTCATACAATGTTTACAATAATTTTTATTACATATATCACAAAAATGGTTTTTGTCTAACATTCCTTTGCAATGATTTCCTGGACAATGAGATATAAAAATTTTAATATTTTTATCTTTTTCATAAACTTGACTATGTACTTGTCTGATTGTATCTGTTAATTCACTCCTTTTTTTATCTAATTCTTGAATTTCAGTCCAAATTTCTTTAATCATAGATTCTTTTCTTTTTTCAAAATTAAGTTCCTTAGCTTTTTCTATATAATTTGGTTTATTTGCTAATTGTTCGTTTGTTTTAATAATACTATAAATTTTAATAGCTTCTTTAAATTGATTTTTATTCATAAAAGTTCTACAAAAATTTAAAGAAAAATATTTTTTACAATACAAACAATTAAAATTACAATTTTTATGTTTTTCTATATTTTCTTTTTTCGTTTTTTCTATATTTATTTGTAAACAAACATGATCTTTAGTTTTTTCTAAATTACAATGTTTACAATAGGTTTTATTACAAATATTGCAATAATTTCTACTATTTAAAATACCTTTACAATTTTTTATTAAACAAGAATTATTACCTAAAATCCAATCTGTAGCACATTGGGTACATACAGGATTATTACTGACACCTTCACATTTATGTTCACATTGAAACAGGATACGTTTTTTTGTACCTAATTTAAAATTACATATACTGCATGTTTTATGATAATTAGGAAAAAATTTATTTATATGTTGTACACTTTGTTTTGTATTACAACTAAAACAAGTGTTTGTTTTTTTATATTCTTTTATAAAACAATTATTACAACATTTTAAATCACAGTTTTCACAATCATATTTATTATCTATTTGTAAATTCTGATCACATTTAATACAATGCATAGTTTTATATAAAATACTTTATATAAAATCAATTTTTAATTAATTTACATTTCCTAGATCATTTAAAATATCTTCTTCGTTTTCACCTTCTTCTTTTCCGTCTTGTGTATTATATTTATAGGTTAATTTATATTTTTCACATGATTTAATTTCTTCAATTGTTAATTCTATAATTTTAGAAGATTCAAATTCTGTTTCTTTAGTAAATTCTAAAAGTTTACCGCAAATATTATTATCTTTCATAACCCATCCTTTTTCATAATTTATTTTAAAATCATCTTTTAATTCTTCAAATTTAATATCTTTATCACCTATTACTTCTTCTATTGTCGGAGTATGATCTTGACCGCTAATAAATCCCATTAAATTTTTAATTCCTTGGTCGTCTGGAATATTTACTCCTGGAACTTTATTTGGTTGAACTGTTTTACCATTTCGTTCTTCTAAAAGTTTTCTGATACATCCTGTTTTTGGTTTTGGTGGATTATTACTATGACATAAGTGACACCTTAATGCAGTTTTATCATTATTTACTAATCTTAAATCTTCTGCTGACATAAGGTTACCACAAGGTCTAAATTTGTAAGATCCTCTAACTGAAGTATATGCACATATGAGTTTACCTTCATCTACTTCTTTAATATATTCATCTAAAGTTATCCATCTATGGTCTTTTTTAGTTTTTGGACTATTTTTACTTTTTTTTTGATCCAGTTCTAAATGATTCTTAACATCTTCTAACATTTCATTTTCAGTTTTATATTCTTTTTTTGAGTTATAAACATAATTTACCACTCCGTCAATAATATTGTTATATAAACCCTCGAAATTTTTCTTGAAATTTGCTTTAGCCATTTTAAATAATTATGTATTTAAAATCAATTTTGAAAAAATTAAAATTAAATGTCTTTAAAGAATTAATAAGTTATATCACCTCCAGATTCAATAAATAAATTTATTTTTTCATTTAGATTTTTATGAAATGTACATTCATTACATCTATTACAATATGTGTAAATAAAATATCCTAAAAGTCTTTCATTATTAGTATAATTTTTTTTTACTACTTCTTCAGAAATTACTTTTCTACAAACTGGACATTTGTTTGAATAAGATGAAAGGTTATGGTACATACAATCAAAACAGACAGGATGATTACATTCTAAACAACATTTTTTATTTTTCCTTTCTAAACATATTACACAATCAACTAATTCATCTTTTTTTTCTAATTTATTCAAAATTTTATTAGTTACTGGTGTTTTTATATTCCCTTTTACTTCTTCTAAAATTTCTTGTAAATTACTACTTAAATATCCAGTTCTAATATAATTAGAACATATTGACATATTATCTAAAGAAAAGAAATCTGTAGGTAAATTAATATCATAAAGAACTTCTAGCGTATAATGTAAGTTAGAAAAATAAATATATGTTGGAATATTGAAGCTAATTTCCAAAGTTAATATAATATTTGTTATAGATTCACCTTTATAAATAAAATGGTTTATTTTTTTTGAAGACATTTTTAGATTTTATAAAAAAAAATCATTTATAAAAATGTTTGATAATATTTTACCACTTGAATTAATTAATATAATTTATAAAATGTTACATAAATTATATATGAAAGAAATACGTAATGAAATAGATTATTGTCTTACATGGGTAAGACTTAAAAATGGTAAATATTCTTTTTTAATCGGAAGAAATAATTATTATAGAGTATTATTATAATTTATAATCAATCTTTTTTTCTTCTGATAAAGATTCATAATAATCATGTATCGAACATAAATTTGATACATAAGGATCTAAATCCTTGATTCTGTAAGGATGAACTTTTAAAAAACTATTCATATTATGTCTAAAATCTAAAAGTTCTTCTTTTTCAAATGTAATTGTTAAAAAATATAAAAAAGACTTAATATTTATATTTTTATCATTATAATGATAATATAAATATAAAACTATAATCTCTAATTTTAAATTACCGCACCCTCTACCCATTCCTCTTAAAGTAGCGTCTACTATTCCGGCACCGTTATCTATAGCTTCTAATACATTAGCTAAACTTGTTTCTTTGTTATGAGCATGAAATCCAAGACAAATATTAGTTTTATTTGCTAATTCTGTGAATTCTTTAAATAATGTTCTTGTTTTGGATGGTGTCATACTTCCTAAACTATCTGCAAAATAACAGTAATCTATAAAATTAAAATTTTCTCTCATAAAATTTTTAACTATTTGATATTCATTAAGAACAATTTTTGAACAACACATTATATTTATACTTACTTCGTAATCTAAAGATTTTACTATTTGAATTATTTCTTTAATATTATTTAAATCTTTTAAATATGTACACAATCTGATTATATCAAATTGTGTTTGATTTTTGTGAGGTAATTTTGAAAAATCATAAGTCCATGTATCTATCATAACAGAAATTTTACAATTAATATTATTATTTTTTTTTATATTTTTTATATAATCTAACGGAACATTTCTTCCGATATTTACGTTATCTTTATTACTTATGTAACCTGCTTCAAAACAATAAAGTCCTGAATCAGAGCAATTTTTTAGTAATTTTAAAATATATTCATGAGAAAATTCCCAATTATTAACAAAACCACCATCTCTTATTGTACAATCTAAAATTTTAGTCATTTATGTTATAATTTATTTAAATAAATTATAAATTTTAATTTACCATTAATTTATCAAATTTATTAGATGCCATGTTTTTTTTATGCTGTTCACATCTTCTCTTTTTTTCTTCACTTCCAGGGTTATAAACTTGTTGACAACAAATATTACCATTTTTTACAAAAGTACAACCATTTCTATTTTTAAGATAATCTGTTTTACTAATCCATTGATTTACGACATTAATAGGTTTTGGTGAAAAATTGTCTAAAAATTCAGCATCGCTTTCATCTTCTGTTTCTATTTCAACAGGCTCTGGAGAAGGGCTTCTTGATACTAATACATTTAATTTACCTTCTATTTCTTCGTGAGAAGGTGACGACGGTCTAGAGTTATCATCTGTTTCCGATGATGTACTCGCCTCGGTAGGGGATGGTGGTCTAGAGTTATCATCTATTTCAGATGATGTACTTACCTCGGTGGTGGAAGAGGGTCTAGAGTTATCATCTTTTACAGGAATTGTACTTACCTCGGCAGGGGACGACGGTCTAGAGTTATCATCTGTTTCAGATGATGTACTTACCTCTGTAGGTGAGTTAATTACTGTTAACGGAGATGCTAAATTAGATTGTTTTTCAACTTTTTGTCTTGATTTATGTTCAGGACAAAAGTCTCCTATACATTTTTTACTACATTTTTTTCCTTTATTATCACCTTTCTGACCTACATAGGTACAAATGTTTTTTTTTTCAGAAGTACTGTTTTCTTTAACAATTTTTCTATATTCTTCAAATTCTGCTTCAGCTAACCATCTTCTAATGTTTGTTTTTTTTGATTTAATATTAAATTGTCTTAAAACATCTTCATAACTACAATCAGGATTTTCTTTAATGTAAGTAAAAATTTTTTTAGAAAAAGATTTTACAACGGTTTGATATTCTTCAAAAAATGGATGTTCCATTTTATGTGAAAGTACTTAATTATTAAATAATATAAAATTTAAATCAATTTTATTTAATTTACTAAAAAAAATTGATTTTTTTTAGTAAATTAAATAACCATATCATATATATATATCAAAATCACCATGGATCAACAGGGTCAAGCAAGAACGTTGAAGAGAATAATGTATTTTTTTACAAACAATAGTAGTAATAAAGATGATAAAAAAATAAACAAAACTAAATAGTAAATATTATTTAGTTTTATTTATCATATATACATTTAAAATAAATAAATGTATATAATTAATCAAAAAATCCTAATAACATAATTAATTTTAATGTATTATCAGATAATTCTATTTGGTTAAAATCTTGTATTTTACCGTTTTGATGTAAATATATTATATAAACTATACATGCATCCATGAATTTACAAAGACAATTACTACCATATTTAAAATTAGCCCTATATGTATTAAATTTAGCTTTTAAAAAAGGATAAGATTTAGAATAATAGTGAATAAGATCTTTTCCAGATCTATAAATCAAACTTACATTATCATCATCTATAAAAACATTATAAGTTTCTAATTTATATTTATCATTTAATTCATTATATAAAATACCTTCTTTGTTAATAATTATTGATAAATTTAATTTTAAATATTTTCTTGCACTCGTAAAAAGCCTAATACCACCGTTTAATTTATAATAATTTTTTTTTATATCAAAAGTATCAAGTAAATCTTCTACTTTATACAATAAATTTACTCCTGTATCAGTATATTTTTTTAATATACTATCATATAATACATCGTGTAATAATTTTTTAAAATTATTTTCGTTTAAATCAAAGGTTTCGTTTAAATTTTCTTTTTGCTCTACAATATTTTTTATATTAACAAGTTCTAATTTTTTTTTTAAATCACCTTTCCTAATAGGTAAATCATATTTGAAAAAATCTATACATTTTACATCTTTTAATTTAGAAGTATTGTATTCATAATTATCTCTACAATATTTTATGAATTCTTCAAAATTAATAAAATTATACAAGGATAATAAATTATAATTTTTAAATATTAATTCATCTATTAATAATAAATCATCAAGATATATTGATCTATAATAATATTTATTTTTACTTATATATTTCTCAAAAACTAAATCATACTCTTCTGATAATTTTTGATTTGAATAATAATTTAAAGCATAATTAATAATTTTTTTATATTCTTCAATCATTGGTTTTTTTAAACTGCATAAAACAACCCATAAATCAATAGCAAAAAAATAGTTTCTAATTTTTTTTTCTTTTGTTTTAAAATTTTCACGTATTTTATTTATACCTTCTATAATAATAGTCGAGGAATAAGGTATGATAAAATAATCGTTTCTTTTACTAATACATGTTTGGTTTTCATTATAATCATTAAAAAAATCTAAAAATAAAATTTCTTTAGTAGATATTCTAGAATTATTATCTTTTTTTAACATCTTCTCTAAAAGTTCAACTAAATATTTTTTCATATTATTTTTTTTTTCTAATTCAATAATATTAAAAGATATATTATTTACTTGTAAAGATATATCTTCAACATTTCTTAAATTTTCATTATACCAATTATAAATTTCTTTATATGAAGAATATTTAATAGAATTTCCAAAATTTGGATTAATAATTTTTAAAAAAGTTACTCCTAAAGACCAAATATCTGATTTATCATTATATAAATATTGATCTTTTGTTTCAATTGATTCTAATAAGTCATAAGGCATATAAAAAGTTGTGCCTCTTTTACAATTTAATGTTATTCCTTTAGAAACATCTTCACATTTAATACTAAAACCAAAATCACTAATTACAAAATTAAAATAATTATTTTCTTCTTTAAATAATATGTTTTTAGGTCTTAAATCTAAATGTAAATAATTTAATTTATGTAAACAAGCTAAACCAGTTACTAGTTGATAAATCATTGTTTTTAACAAACTAAAAGTAATAATATTACTTTTTGAAAATTTTTCTAAATCTCCATTATATATTTCAGTATATATATTGTCATCAATTTTTACCCTTGAACCTTTAAGTAAAAAAGGACATTCTATATTATATAAAATATCTATTTCTGTTAAATTTAATTTACTTAATTCTATATCTTTCATCGCGTATGATTTGTCATCTATCTTGATTTGGGATACCTTACCATATCTACCTTTGCCTATTTCTTTAATTTCACTCATTTTAATTTATACATTATTTAAAAATTAATTATTATTAAAATGAGTTATGAAAATATCGGAGTTTTAGATCCAGAAGGAATTAACATTAACCCTTTAACAGGATATGATTATCAAGATGTTTATTCAAATAATCCAGATAATGTTAATTATCCACCTCCAGAAGATGATATCGGAAGACCTTTACCTAAAACTTATGCTAATTATGCAAAAAGATGGTCTAAACTTCCCGTTTATGAACGTAAGATAAGTTTATTACAAACAATTGAAAACCATAGAGTTACATTGATAAAAGCAGGAACCGGAAGTGGAAAAACTGTCTTAGTACCAGTTTTTGCTTTACATTCATTTAATTATAAAAAAAAAATAGCAGTTTGTATACCAAAAGTTATTCCTGTAAAATCATCAGCAAGATACGCTGCATTAAGATTGGATGTAGAACTTGGTAATCAAGTTGGTTATACTACAGGACAACCACCAGATATAATGTCAAACGATACTATTTTATTGTATTTTTCTACCGGTAAATTAGTTCAAAAGATGTCAGTTGGGGGTGATCCATATTTAAAAGATTTTGAATGTGTTATTATTGATGAAGTACACGAAAGACAATCAGAAACAGATTTCTTAATGTATTTGTTAAGAAAAGTGTTAGATGAAAGACCAGAATTCAAAGTTATTATTATGAGTGCTACCATTAATTTTACTATTTTTCAAGATTATTTTAAAAATTATAGTTTTAAAGAATTTGATGCTGGCGGTGAAACACCATATCCTATAGAACCACATTTTTTAGAAAAACCATTAAAAAGTAGTATTGAATGGGAAAAAGAAGCAATTAAAACAATAGTACATATTTTAACAACAACAGATTCGGGAGATATATTGATTTTTATGGCAGGGGCTGATCGAAAAAAAAGACTTTGTACTCAACTTGATAAAGCAATGGATAAATATATGGAAAATAACCCAGATTCTAAAATTGTTCCTTTTTGTACTAGTTTATATTCCAAGATAGATGGAAAAAACGAAGAATTAGCCACTGATAAAGATAAATATAAAGAATTAATTAAAGAATCAGGATATAATAAAGGTAAACATTATACTAGAAAAGTTATTTTTTCCACAAATGTAGCTGAATCATCTGTTACAGTAAAAGGATTGAAATATGTTATAGATTCTGGTTTAGAAAATGAATCCGATTATGATTATAAAACGAATTGTTCTGTACTAATAACAAAGTATGCTTCACAATCTTCTATTATACAAAGAAAAGGAAGAGGTGGTAGAACAGGACCAGGAGTTTGTTATCATTTATATACAAAAGAACAATTTAATAATTTTTCTAAATTTTCTAAACCAAATATATTTAAAGAAGATTATTGGAAAACTTTAGAAAGAGGTATCAATTTACCTTATATCAAAACTATTGGTGATATCAGAGAATTTTCACAAAGTTTTATACAAAAACAAGACATAGTTGTTGTAAATACCTTGATTAGAAAACTTTACCATTTAGGTTATTTTACTTCAACCGATGATGATGGTGTTCTTTCTTGGTTAGGAAAAGCTTTACTAGATTTAAAATTAGAACCTAGTTTAACAAGAGCTTTAATAGCAAGCTATTATTATGGAGTACAAACATATATAGTTCCTATTTTAGCAATACAAGATAACAGCAATTTTACAGGATCTTTTTCTGTATTGGATGACACTTTAGCTAAACAAGATGAAACATATAAAAAACAATATCAAAATTTTTTTAATCGTTTAAGAAATAATTATGGAGATGTTTTAAGTATTTTAGATTTATATTTAACTTATGATGCAACAAAAAAAGAACTTAAAAGAATGCAAGGTTTTAATGATGAAGAAATTAAAGAAGAAATGAAAACATGGTCAAAAAAACATTTTATACAACATAAAGTTTTTGAAGATTTAAATAAAAATATTTCAGCAATGAAAGAAAAACTTTATAAATTAATGGAATCTTATGTTGATGAAGAAAATGGTATAACTATGGAAGATGTATTAAAACATTCTTTTGATATAAATTATATGAATACAGTTGAAAATCCAATTTATAAAATTTTACTTACATTATTTGAAGGATACTTTATTTACGCATGTAAAAAAAAAGGTGATGGTAAATTTAAATTAATTTATCCAAAAAAAACTAATACTAATACTACTAATACAAACAATAATACTAAGAAAAAACCAAGTGCTATAGCTTCAATAGGAGAAATTATACCACAAAGTGCAAAAAAATTTTATAAAAAATTATTCAATCTAGAAGAAAATACATTTTTAAAAATTAAAAATGATATAATTTTTGGTAATACTTTTTTTAAAAAATTAAATGATAAATTACCAACCCCTATGGAAGTAGATATTATATCCCCAAATAACATACCAGAATATTGTATTGAATATGTTAAAGAAAAATATAAAGATATTCTAAATTTATATTAAAAAAAATAATTTGGGAAAAAAATTATTTAGAAAAAAATAATTTGGGAAAAAAATTATTTAGAAAAAAATAATTTGGGAAAAAAATTATT